TGGTTACCCTAGCAAACAACCAAATCCTGCCTGTACTTCGTGTTCATCAGTTCACAATCTTCAGCGAGGTCAGCACATCAGGTCGGTAGGTTCCACCTCTATACCCAAACGTAGTCGCAACCAACTAATTTTACCTGCTACATCAGCGAACTATGATCGGCTCAAGCCATGCCCCGGCCTAAGAAAAGAACATATACAAGAGGTCATGGGTCATCGAAGATATAATGTCGCCGTTTGCCGACAAAAACCTCCTCCCTACTCTGAAACTTGTATAGGTTAGGGAAGTCCACTGTTCTCAACTCAGCCTCCAAGGCACGCACACGACACAAACTAATCCCAAAAGCATCACAAAATGACAGATAAGATTCAATGGTGGGCTTAACAGTTTGTTCTCGCTCCAAGGTAGCAATGTCCAATGTGCCAACACTTTCAAGCAAATAGCGCTGGTCATCCATGTGTTCCAGCGCTATTGCTTTAACACCACTAGTGTGTCTTAGCATCATGTTGGCCCATTCACCCAGAATCGGTATGCCATTGTTAATGTGTCTTTCACACAGAGCTATTGATCTAAGGGCACGCAGTCCACCCAATGGCGAGTGAAAATGCTTATGTGAACCAAGGATACTAATAGCCTTGATCCAACTTCTTACCATAGTCCAGCCCCTGGCACCAATGCATGGTTTACATTGACAATGGGTGACATCGCAAAATCTGTGGAAAATTCCCTCCATTTTAATCTTGTGTCCAAAACACCGAAAAATGGTGGGTAACCTCTCCAACACTTGGTTCAGATCTTTACGCTCCATAAATAAGAGACAATCATCACCGTCACAGGCTATGTCAAATTTGCGGATCGACATCATCTTGAATGCTGTCATAACCATGCACACCATTATAAGTGTGTTTCCAAGCGCAGTATCCATATCTCCGGTACAACGCTTGCCATTTATCACAAAGGAAAGACCACTACGGAACTTTCCTTTGGAATTTATCATTTTAGACA